GAGACTAAAACAGTAAACCGCAAAAGGTTCTATCTGACACCAGATGGTAAGATGTATCCATCTATCACCACTGTATTGAGTAATCGCAAGGCAGAGGGTCTTCACGCATGGCGTAAGAAAGTTGGTGATGATGTTGCAAATTACATCGCACGAACTGCTGCCGCAAGGGGTACGAAAGTACACCATATGTGTGAGGACTTCTTGAACAACCAAGAAGTGAAACGTGAACCATTTCTGGCTGCGGCACTATTTGGTCAACTAGAAAAAGTTATCAAAGAAAAAGTGGATAATGTCTACGCACAAGAGTGTGGTCTTTATTCAGACAAATATAGAGTCGCTGGTAGGGTTGACTGTATCGCAGAATACAATGGCGAATTATCCATCATTGACTTTAAAACATCTCGTTCAGAACGTAATGACGATTGGAATGAGAATTACTATATTCAGGCATCTGCATATGCAGAGATGTTTGAAGAACGCACTGGTCACGCAATCAATCAGATTGTTATTCTGGTGGTAACTGAGGATGGAGTTGTTCAAGAGTTTGTCAAGGATAAGAATGATTATCTGGGGATGCTTGTAGAATCAATTGACGATTTCACCCAAGCTTGGGAAAAGGAAAATGAAAAACTTGATGAAGGCCCTGACGTTATCGGCGCTCCTGTTTAGTGGGAGTGCATACGCCGAGGTAACACAACAACAAAAAGACGCAGAAGAACAAGGACTATTTTATTGGGCACAAAAACCAGTATCATGCACAAGTGGAGAAAAAGTTGTTGAATTAATGAAACAATACAATGAAACCCCCACTATTTGGATGGAGGGTATTGTTGGTCTACCAAATGGTACTCGTTCAGAATCAAAATTTGTCATTGCAATGAATCGAAATGCCAATCCAATAACATGGACTATTATTGAATTTACAGATGGTGGTTCGCAAGGATGTATTCTTGGTCATGGAACTGGCAGCATCAACCTTGGTGTTATCAATGGTATCAAAACATGAGTACTATTTGGCACCTATTACTTACTGTATGTTCTGGTAGTACTTGTTTAGAACAAGATGTGCAATGGTTTGAAAGTCGTATGAAATGTGAAACTATGCTTGTGCAGTACGCAGAAATACCAGCAGATGGTGATTGGGATACAGTTGAATACGTCTGTAAACCATTAGGAAGTAAGGGAGTATAGAATGTACGAGTATAAATGTAAAATGGTCAGAGTTGTTGACGGTGATACTGTTGATGTAGATATTGACTTGGGTTTTGGAGTGTGGTTACGCAAACAACGTATTCGTATGTATGGTATCGACACACCAGAATCTAGAACATCTGACCCTATAGAAAAAATCTATGGAAAGGCTGCAACTGCATTTTTAGTCAAATGGACTAATGCTGGTGACCTTACTCTGAAAACATTCAAAGATGGTAAAGGTAAGTATGGACGTATTCTAGGTGAACTCTGGTATGGTGGTGAACACAATATCAATCAACTCTTGGTAGATAATCACCATGCAGTGCGTTATCATGGACAATCTAAAGAAGATATAGCAGAAGAACATATTGTAAATAGAAATATATTGCAGTTGGATGTTATAAAAGACTTTGAATAAACTCCTTGACAATTGAATCAGTCTTTGGTATAAATAGAATACAGTTTGTTGATACAAATCGAATGCTGGACAGGACATGGGGGCAGTACCCATCGCCTCCACCATAAACACAGGGTTTTCGCTTAGAGAGATGTTTGATTTGCGAAAAGTCATCTGTACAGGAACATCTCTCAATCCTGTGTTTATGATGGGGGCGAACTAGGTTCGACTGACAGAGATAGAGGCGAGTAGAATTGTCGGATGACTGCGTAATAGGTCAAACCTCGTAAATGCAAACGATAACAATGCATATGTAGACTACGCTATCGCAGCCTAGTCGTACTGAGTTTCGGTGGTGTACTTGGAAACAGAAACACCACCACTTAATTTTGGAGTTTTGTTATGAGAAAATTTATATATAATTCGTGGGAAGGTGTGATGAATGCCGACAAGAACCCACTAAAACATATTCCAGACACCAATGCCAGACACATGGTTTTACAAGTTCTTGCATGGATGTGGTGTATTGTGTTTAGTATGTGGGTTGGTAGTTTCTGGGTCATGGGCGTAAGTATGCTTGCCCATGCACTAATCCTTGCTGCAATTGTTGTTACAGTTGCAACTTTTGAAACTGCAAGGTTACGCCCCACATTCTTTACAGATTTTCCAACATCCACACCAAGTCGTAGTAGACAACATATGTGGGTGAACGGTAAAAAGATTAAACTAGACCCACAAGACAAAGGTGGTGAACATGAATAAGATTAAACAGTGGTGGCATGAGACTGACAGTATTGAGATGGTTCTCTTTGCAACCATATGGAGTCTATTTGGTTACGGTGCATATGCAGTAGTAGTTGCACTTGCAAAAAAGATTACTTGGATAGGGTGACGCCTTAATACGTCCGTGTGGGGTCACGGTTAACTCCACGACAACACGAAAGGAGAGGGGTGGGTTAGTCACCACCTCGCAACAGTTGACGTATATAACTGCTCTGCTAAATTTAGATAGAGGGTGACTCCCTCTATCGTTAACAGGAATAGAACATGGAAAAATTGATGACACCGAAAAAGTTCTCACTTGCAGTGGAACAAGTTGTTCAAGAATGTGGTTGTTCTCATATGGAAGCAGTACTAGATTACTGCGAGAAAAACAACATCGAACCAGATACAGTCAAACCCCTCATCACAAAATCACTAAAAGAAAAAATTGAGTGCAATGCAAGGGATTTAAATTACTTACCAAAAGTAGCACAGTTGCCCGTATAATGGAAGCATATGACGCATATAAAATATACCATGCGTTAAAACTTCACTTTACCAGTAATTACGATTATACCAAATATCATGGTAAGGCGAATGTGAGTGTGGACTCGTTCTTAAAACGAAAGGACAGACCCTTCTTTGGTCGTGTTGCACGAAAGTACAAAGACGATACTAAAGACTTCTTCATATCCAACTTCATAGTCAATCCCAAAGGCTGGGTTGGAGACTTTAATGATGAAAATTATTTGAACTGGAAAAAAAGAAATCAATCCCTAAAATACAATTATAAATCAGAGTTAGTTGAATTATTTCACAAAGTTGAATCATTTGATGAAATATTTCACAGTGATGGACAACACCCTTTGTTGTTAAAACAATTCATGTCTAAGAAGATTTCAATGGAGACAGTAGCAATACTAGAAACTCTTCTTGGATTTTGCAAAAGATTCGATAAACAGATACAGGAAACAATCGTATGGCCCGATAGAAAAAAACTAATAATTAATTATAGTAACCTCTTGACAAATGACGTAAATGAGTATAGGATAATAACAATGCAGTTGATAAAGGAGCATTTCAATGACTGAAGTAACATTGCATTTTGACGGTGACCCTGTGATGAAAGAAAGGGATTTCTATCGTGCGAAACTGGACGAAGCGAATGGTCGTATTCGTTCTCTAGAACATGATTTAGCAGAACTTCAGGCGAGAGACAAAACTCTCACCGAAAGAGTGAAGCACATGGCTTCAAACCCACCTCGTAAACCAAGGAGTCGTTATGCACGACACTAGGTCTTACAAAATATTCCAAGGCGGTTATGTCATCCCAGCAAAGGATGACAAACCTGCCGACTATGTAAAGACGAAACCAATTGTATATCATTGCCAAGTGTTTAGTGGTAAGAAGACAGTTGCGTTTTATACCAGAAAAACTTATGCAGAAGCAAAACTAGAAGGGGAGAACTCACTTGGACGTTGAATTGATTGACCACATGGGTGATGACTTGTCTGTAGTAAATGCGGCGAGAGTATCCTTTGGTAAGAAGAAAACAGAGTTTGAACATAGTGACCTCAAACTGATTAGGTTTCTTGCAAAACATGACCACTGGAGTCCTTTTGGACACGCATCTATGCAGTTTCATATCAAGGCTCCAATCTTTGTTGCAAGACAGTTAGTCAAACACCAAGTCGGTCTGGTATGGAATGAAATATCAAGACGATATGTCGATGATGAACCAGAGTTCTATACACCCAAGGAATGGAGACTACGGGCAGAAGATAAGAAACAAGGTAGTAGTGAAGAAACTATTGAGTACAACATTGATGGTGCGATACAGTTTGTAACACAGACTTACAAGAACCTGTTACGAGAACAAGTCGCACCAGAGATGGCAAGAATGGTTCTTCCTCAAAATTTATACACTGAATGGTACTGGTCTGGTACACTGATGGCATTTGCAAGAGTATGTAACTTACGTTGTGCAAAAGACACTCAATACGAGACACAGATTATCGCAAACAAGATTGATGAATATGGACACAAGTTATTCCCTGCCTCATGGCCTGAACTCCGAAATACTGATTAAGGGTCAAATGATGATGGACAATGCATTTTGTTTTGGTAACGGAAAGTCAAGACTAGATTTTGACATGAAGGTTATCGAAGGTAGAGGCACCACGTTTGGGTGCAATGCAATCTATCGTGATATGGTGGTTGACCATTTAGTTACAGTAGACAATGAAATCACTCATGAGATATACAGAAGTGGTTACTGTCAAGACAACCACACCCATATTCGTGATTGGAATGTATTACCTATGTTCTTCCTTAATGAGATGAAGGAAGACTATCAAGACGCTGATATCTGTATAGGTCATGATGATGTTGGATTCGTAATACATGGTTCTAACACCGCAGATGTTGAGGCACACTTCCAGAAGATTGTGCAAGAGAATCCAGATATCGACATCAAGAAACTGGAATGGGAACGCAAACAAGTCAAGACATTTATTACAGGTGTCAAAGCAGATGATTGTGCAAAGACTATTGAGAATGACAGGATGCAGAGTTGTGGTGTTCTGTCGATACAGATTGCTTGTGAGATGGGTGCAAAGAATGTGTTTATCATTGGACACGACTTGTATTCAAAAAACATGAAGTTAAATAACGTCTATGGTGGCACAACTGGATATCTACCAGAGACTTCAAATTATGTGAAACCAGACAATTGGATTGTCGGTCATAAAACGAATTTTGACAAGTACCCAGAAGTCAACTTTTACAAGGTGAACAAAGATGTTCTAGGAACAGATGACACCTGTTGTTTTGTTGAGGAATGGCGTGATTGTGAAAATCTACAGTATATTACCCAAGAAGAAGTTGAAAGACTCCTTGACTTTGGGTGGATGATGTAGTATTATAAATACTGTTATATAATGAAAGAATGTGAAATAAATCAACATACGATAACATACGGAGAAAAAATATGTCGTTAGATACACTTAAAAGAGCTAATACGCTCGACAAACTTCTCTCTCAAGTTCAAAAAGAGAGTGCCCCTCAAGATAAGAAGTCTTATGTAGACGAAAGACTGTGGAAACCAGAACTGGATAAGTCTGGTAACGGTTATGCGGTTATTCGTTTTCTGCCAGCACCAGAAGGTGAGGAATTGCCTTGGGTGAAACTTTGGAAACACGCTTTCCAAGGCCCAACTGGTAAGTGGTATATTGAGAATTCTTTGACCACTCTTAGCGGTGGTAAAGACCCTGTATCTGAGTATAACTCACAACTCTGGAACTCTGGTCTTGAATCAGATAAGGAGATTGCGAGAAAGCAGAAACGTAAACTTGAGTAT